GGAACACCGCATTGGGATCTTGCTGCTGACCCGCCGCCTGCTGTGCGGCCATCATCTGCTCGCGCTCTTCTTCCGTGGGCTCAACCGCACCCATCTGGACAAGCTGATTGCGGAAGAACTTCCGAACGTCGCCCATGCCTTCCCCTTCCATGTTCATCAGGCTTAGGGCAGACAGGACTTGCATCGTCTGGGGGTCCTGAGTGATCGCCATCATCCCGGTCAATGCACGGACCGTCGAGGCGCGCTTGGAGTCGCTGCTCGGGCCTACGTCCACGAAGATATCCATCTTGGCGTCCGAGATGTCGTTCTCGTAGATAACTTCACCAACCTCGTTCAGGGTCGGGGTCATCAATTCAACCGAGCCGATCTCAAGCTCCTCGGTCAGCGTCTTCATGCGACGCTTCTCTTCCGTATAGACCTCTTGAGCCATCGACAGCCAGACCTCACCGCATCGCTGCATGGCCTTGGCGAAGTTGCTCATGTAGATGAATGCTTGCTTGTCGATGCGCTCCTGAATCAGCTCTACAGCCTTCCCAGACATCCCCGACACCATCTTGTCGGCCTCACCTTGAGACCCAAGGATGTCGTTCATGTCGGCCTCTGTGGCCTGTAGGAGGCCAGCCAGGGCTTGAGGGATCTGGGGCGACTTCGTGTAGGCCACCGGCCCAGCCGCCTGCGTCTCGCCATTGGGTCCCGTAATGGGATTCACCAGGAGATATGGATAGTCCTTGAGGTTGTCCTCGGCCCACATCATCTGGTGCCCTGCCACCTGCTCCGGTAACAGGATGGGCTTCTCGACAGAGCCTAGCGCAGACACCTCCGCCAGCTTCGATAGCTGCATATTCTTGAGGCGTTGTGCGTCCTTAGCCAAACGGACGTGGCCCATGCACCGCTCGACGTTGTCCACCACCCAGCGCTTGCCATAAACCGGGATGATCGGGATGCACTTGCCTGCGATGTACCCGAGGTCTTCTAGGACCTTGCCACCGGACAACAGGTACTTGTGCACCTTCCGGCGCTTAACGCGGCGAGTACGGACCTCGATGGAGCCGATGGCGGCCAGCTTGCCCTCAAGCTCGGGGTCGGCGTCGAAGTCAGACTTCCGATACTTCTCTTCTGTGCCGTCGATGGCCTCGAAGATGCGGAGGGTCTCTGACACATCTTCAACCTTATAGTACTCAGCGATGTACACCACGTCAGGCGTACACCAGTCGAACTCGACCTGGGTGATCTCTTTCGGCCAGTCAGACGGGTCGTCATCAAACTGGTCCATGTAGGACTCACGGGTCATGCTGTAGATCACGAAGCAGAAGCGTGCGTCTGCCTTGTCCTGGCGGCGGGAGTTGAGGTCGAAGAAGACACTGGAGTCCGCGTCGAAGATAGGCTCGATGCGGATGCGCTGGTGCTCGTTGTCCTCGTCCTCCTCGTCCTCATATTCGGTCCGAAGACGGAAGGCGCCAAAGCCACCCCCTACAGCCTCCTCGAACGCATTGTCGTACGCTTCATCGGCGCAGGAATCGTGCTCGTCTGCCCGGAACAGGCCGTCTAGCGTATCCGCCAGCCCGTCGTACTCAGGCTCCCGCGGCAGGTAGTCAACAGAGATCCGGTTGTTCCGGTATTCGTTGATGATCCGAATGACGGAGAGGTGGATCTTGTTCACCTCAAAGCGGGGCTTGTTCTCAAACTGCTCCTCGAGCGGCCCTTCCCATTGAGCCCCGGCGATGCTGTAGAAGCGCCGATCTTGAAGGCACTGAAGGCGCTCGTCCCGGATGGCGGATTGCGCCTCGTCAAACTCCCGGAGGGCGTCGGAGTGGACGTCCGCTAAGCGCTGGTCTTTTGTCATTCGTGCCATTGATCAGGCCCCACTATGAAAGTCAAGCCATTATCTACCATCGGTTGATGGTGGGCAACGGCTCAACATGGGTAGGCTTCGACGCCTTCTGGGTCCGCCTCACGCTCTCGCAAGCGTACCGCAGGGCATCGATTAGGTGGTTGTCTTTGTCCTCGAGGACGGGCAGCACAGCGTCTGTGAGCGCGTCTTTCTTGTAACTGTAGAGCGTCAGCTCGTCGATGGTGTGCTGGCAACGCGGATGCACCACGATATCGAAGCTCTTGAGCCACTCGACCCCCTCTTCCAGGCTCTTCGGACCCTTCACGGCAGCCATGATCTTCGGGAAGCCGTGACTACGCATGTAGCTTATCGTCTCAGGGCGGGCGCTGTCAGCCACGATGGGCCACCGCTCCGACTCGGGGATCTGGAAGAACAGCTCGGGGGTATTCACGATCTCGCAGCCAACCATGTAGGCCTCGTGATCGACGTACAGCGTCCTGCCCTCGATGTAGCAGCGAATGAGCACCGTGGGGTCAGATGCAAAGCCCCAGTCCGCACCGAAGCGCAGGGTAGCGTCCACCGGGGTCTCGAAGTCCTCCACGCACCAGTTCTTAAAGACGCGGGTATCGGAGTTCTGGAGGTACTTCCCGAGCCAGACGTGCTCGTATTTCTCATAGTCCCTGCCCCGGTCGTACTCCATTTCGCCCTTAAGCACATCCGGGAACCACGGGTTGTCTTGATAATTGACCTCGACCACCGTCGCATCCGGGGGAGGCTTATCACCCCTCAGAAGAGAGTCAACGGGGTCAGTCGCCGCGGAGGGGTTCCATGTGAACCACAGTTGGCTACCTTCCTTCCGAATCGTGGGGCGGAGCAGGTCCAGGGAGCGCTGTGAGAGGCTCTGAGCCTCCTCCACCCAGGCGCAGTCGTAGCCCTCAAGGGACTTGATGCTGTCGCTGGTGTGGTTCTGCATCCCCTGGAAGATGATTATTCCAGAGCCGTGGGCGCTCTTGATCATCGACTCCTGAACGATGAACGCGGACTCCACGCCGAGCTTCTTGATCTTGTCCTCAAGGAGGCGCTTGACGGACTGAGCCAGGCTCTTCTGGACCTCCCGGACGCAGACCGTGCGCCGGTTGGGGTCCATGATGTGCTCCTCGATGAGCATCTCAGCGAACATATGGCTCTTACCCGAGCCCCGGCCACCGTGCGCGGCCTTATAGCGGGCATCATTGAATAAAGGCACAGCCCACCGCGGGGTCTCGATGCGAAGCGTCGTGTCAATCGCCAACGACGACACGTTCGATCCTCTGCACCGTTAAAGGGGCTTCTTCGTCGCCAGCGATCACCTTGCGCTCACCATACTTCTTCGGGGCTAGCTTGGCTGCTCGCCATTGCCGTGCCCAGATACGGAGCTTGACCACCTGCCAATCATCCGTGCTGGCCTCGTCGGCCATGTCGATGATCTTGTCCATCTCCGCGTCCTGCTGGTCCATCCTTGCCCTGGTGAGCTTGGCCTGGAACTCAGCGTCTCGGATAGCCATGCGGTAGACAGTTGCGGGAGCCACTCCGAACGCGGCACAAGCTTGGCCCATGCTCGATCCGGTGGCGATCAGTTCGAGGAATTCGTCTTGCTGCTTTGGGGTCCAGTCGATTCGCTTTGGCATACGCGCGATAACTCTCTCAACGCAACCACCTTCGGCTTCTGGGGACGCCGCCCTTCGGGCCAGACCTCGAAGTGTTGCCGTTCAAAGATCCACACAAACATCTGATGCTCCTCCGACGGGGCAACGGGCGGGAACCACCGCCGGGGAGCCCCGCCATCTTATGGCATATTACTTTTTGGAACAACGCTGCTGCTGTTCGTTATAAAGACGCTGCCCCTCTCGATAACCCTTCTCGTAAGCTCCACCTACATGGACGTTGAAGGGCTGCTGCCCGTAGCCGTCTTGCTTACCTAACAAGTAGTTAAATTGCGATGCGGCGAACTTCAATGTTGACCCCCCTCTCCTTCATCGACCGCCTCAGGCCCTCCCTGAAGCCGTGCTCGTACCAATGTGCTTTCGGAGCCCTTGAGCCGCCTAGGCGAGTATTGAAAGGCTTGCCTAGGTATCCGTCCCACCTCCCCACGATGCGCAGGAACTCATGCCTCGCCTCTCTTTCCGCAATCAATGGATGCTCCCCCCGTTCTTCTCCAGCCAGTCCCGGACCGTCTCACCGGCCAGCTCCATCTGATCGCCCAGGAAGTCAGCGAAGGCGTACATCAGCTGATTGATCATCTCGGCCTCCTCCTCCGTGGGCTCGCCCCTCATCGAAATGGCGATTGCCTCCCGATCTTCGTCCCACTCAATCCCTAAGATCTCTACCATTCCAGGCTCCGCAGTCAGGCTCTCGCTGTTCGTAATCGGGCCAGTAGCCGTTGCACACCATGTCGGTGTAGTGCTCGGCCTCCATCTGAGCCTGATGGTAGCTGTCGTCGCAGGCCACGACCATCCCCACGAGGAGGATGGCCACAATCCAAATCGCATGATTCATATTGTGTAGGTCCCGTTTTCGCGATCCTTCTGAGCGATGGCATCGACGTAGTCGAAGATGTCAGCCCAATGGCGAGCGATCAGCTCACGCTCCAGGGCCTCGTTAAAGGGCTCCTGGCTGGCGCCTACATCCCACAGCACCTCGGCGAAGCCGTCACCGATTGCGCACCACAGCTCATCGATCTCGCGGAACTTGATGCGATCCTTTAGCCAAAGGGTCGCCAGGTTGTCGATGTGATTGTTGTGCGTCACGAACTCATCGTAGCTCATCATTGCTTCTGGCATCGTTATCTCCCCTTGGGCGGCTTACGCCGCCTCTCGCTTTGCTTTGATTTCCTCGAGCGCGGCCTCTACCTCGGGCCACCAGGTACACATGATTTCGTCGTCCCATCGGTTCTCGGGGTAAGGGTTGTGAACGTATACGCGCCAGAAATTGTCATCGCGGCAAATTTCTAGCTTAACGCCCAGCTCAGCAGCTAGCTTGCGCGATGTGCGGCGGCTCTTGGCGTTGGTGTTGGCCTGTTCCTGCTTAAGTTCCTTAGCTGCCTTGCGTGCAGCCTCAGCCTTAAGGCCGGTCACATCACTAATAAGATCGTCAAATAGTGCCATCGTTTTCTCCTCATCCGTGGCCCCTTGCCACACCCAAATAATCGCTCAGAACGGTAACGAAGTCACGCTTTTGTTTATATTGTTTTGTTCTAACAGGCGCTCTTCATATGCCTCAATGCGACTCTTGGCTAGGCGCAATCGCTTAAAGTCATTATAACTCAAAGGCTTACCGTTTTTCTCCATCTGCTTGGCGCCCTCGATCACTAGGCGATCAACGGATACTTCCTCTTTCAGCTTCTTGGGGATGTGGCCCCGCGGCAACTCCTTCTCAAACAGCACGCTCTTCGGCAGACCCAGCGCCTCGACCACATCCAGGCCGTTCGCTCCGCACGAGAAACAGTGACAGAGCACGCGGCCATCCTTCTCCGCAATACTCATCGAGGGGCGCTTGTCCCCATGGACAGGACAGCAGGCCGTCCACTTGTCCCTCCCCGTGGATCTCACCTTCTCAAGTCGGTCCAGCAACTCTT